TGCCTGTGCTTGAGGTTGAGGATTGCATCCGCCAGTCGGCGATGCGTTGGCAGGTGTTGGAGATTGCGTGCGATCCTTATCGGTGGGCGCGTACTTTTCAGATACTTGAGGATGAGAATTTGCCTGTTGTGTTGTTCCCACAGTCGCCTGCTCGCATGACTCCAGCAACATCACGCTTCTTTGAAGCGGTGATGAATAAGACCATGAGCCATGATCCGAACGCGACGTTTGCTCGCCACGTTGGCAATGCCAAGTTGCGCACTGACAATCGCGGCTCGCGTTTGTCGAAAGAATCGCGCAACTCGCAACGTCGTATCGACTTGGCTGTTGCTTCGGTGATGGGTTTGGAACGTGCCGCATGGTGGTTCAGTGATGGTCAGTCTGCTGGCCCAATGATTTTTGACCCTTGGGAAGGTGAAGGTTCGGATGTTGTTTCGCCAATATTTGACGACCTCGATTGAGATTGCAGGCGCAACTTCAATCACTGTCGGCTCAGGTTTTGAGTTTGGTTTCCCTGTCGCTTTGATTGTTGGCGGCGTTCTTGCCATTGTGTTTTCTTATTTTGCTAGTGACGATTTTGGAGATGAGGCCTGATGAGTCTGCTTCGACGTGGCGCATTGTATGGCCGTTATCCGCAGTTCAACAATTATGTTGCGCCGTTGTCTCAGCTCTACGGCCAGACAATGGTCACATCGGCTGCCGGCGAGCGCATTGACGAATGGACTGCTCTTGGCATTTCATCGGTGATGTCGTCGGTGACGTTGCTTGCCGATTCGGTTGCTGCGCTTCCGCTTCGTTGTTTTGAGGTTGTTGACGGCAAGCGCACATCGGTTGCGTTGCCTGACATTCTGGCGAACCCTGACCCTACGTCGAATACGTTCGAGTTTGTTCACCAGTTGATGGCTTCGCTGGCACTTCATGGCAACGCCTACATTCACATTGACCGCGACCGTTTCGGAAACATGATTGGTCTTGTGCCGTTGCATCCTTACCAGATGCAGGTGCTTCCAACTGGTGACCAGATTGGGCGCAGGTATTTGCATCTCGGTAATGAGATGGATGCGGATTCAATTATTCACATTCGTTGGTTCACACCACCGCAGTCCCTTGTTGGTGTGTCGCCGTTGATTCAGTCGCGCACCTTGGTTGGCTTGTCGCTGGCGATGGATCGTCACCTAAGCCAGTTCTATGCTGATGGTGGCACTCCTTCTGGCGTGTTGTCTACAACACAGAAACTGACCCTTGATCAGGCTCGCACTATTCAGGGAACGTGGGAAGCAACTCACCGTCGCCGCCGTCGGCCTGCCGTGTTGTCTGATGGTTTGACATACACACCAATCACAACGTCAGCCGCTGATTCGCAGATGATTCAAACTCGCGAGCAGTTGGTTCGTGACATTGCTCGAGTGTTCCGTATTCCGTCGCACATGATTGGTGCGACTGGTGACAATCAGACTTATCAAAACGTTGAGCAGGCTTCCATCAACTTCTTGACCTACACTGTCACTCCTTGGATTCGCCGTATCGAAACTGCGCTCAGTGCCATCATTCCTGTCGGTCAGGATGTTGTGTTTGATTTCAATTCACTACTTCGCGTTGATGCTTTGACTCGCGCTCGCGTGAACACAATGCTCATTCAGACTGGTTCGATGTCGCCTAACGAGTCGCGCCAAACTGTTGGTCTTGAGCCTTACGATGGCGGAGATGTGATGAACCAGTCACTTGTCGGCACTGTTGTTGCCGGTGGCGACTTGCCTTCGTTGGGTGCTGACGAACAACCGCAAGCACCTGTCATGGGGGTTCTTGAGTAATGGCTGAAACTTACAGGCCGCCACAGGGCGTGCGCGACGAGGCTAAGCGTGCGTTGGCATGGATCGCTGACGGCAAGGCTGGCGACGGTTTCACTGACACTGGTCGCGCTCGTGCAGTTCAACTCGCTAATGGCGATGCGGTTTCGGCTGACACAATTTTGCGGATGTATTCATTCTTTGCTCGCCATGAAGGCGACAAGCAAGGCGCAGGGTTCAAACCCGGTGACGATGGTTATCCGAGCGCAGGTCGAGTGGCTTGGGCGGCTTGGGGTGGAGACCCAGGTTATTCATGGGCATCAAAGATTCGTGAACAACTTCGTGCGCGTGCAGCACTTTTGGAAGGCGGAAACGTGGAGAAGCGTGACGTGATTGCTATTGACGAGCTAGAAACAACACCAGACTTGGGCGAGGAATTGCTTGAGACTATGGCCGATGTCGTGGTTCTTTACTTCCGCGCACATGGTGCGCACTGGAATGTGAAGGGTTCAGACTTCTCTGAATATCACGCATTGTTCAATGAAATTTATGAGGACATCTATTCAAGCATCGACCCACTGGCAGAGAATCTGCGCAAGTTGGGAATCGTTGCGCCTTTCCGTTTGGTGGACTTCATCGAGCTGTCAACGCTTCAAGATGCAAACCCTGGACAGGATGCGCTTGCACTTGCACGCGACCTGCTCAACGCCAACGATGTGGTCATTGACAATCTGTCTGATGCGTTCGACTGTGCAACCTATTTCAAGCAACAAGGCATCGCCAACTTCTTGGCTGACCGTCTTGACAAGCACCAGTTCTGGAAGTGGCAACTGACCGCTTCACTTGGTGAGGAAATCACCGAGCCTAGCCCTGATCCTGTGAATGCTCAAGGTGTTGACGAGGATGACGTGTCAGGTGTTTATGACATGGGCATGATGCGTTCGGCTACTGGCGACATGGGTTTGCCTGTCGCTGGTCGTAGCCTTGCGTGGGATTCGTCAGCTGCTGAGGGTCGTGTTCGTGCGTGGGCTGGTGGCGATGACATTGACTGGTCAATGTATGGCAAGGCGTTCTTTTACTTTGACAACAAGAATCCTGAAAACTTTGGTTCGTACAAGTTGCAGTTCGCTGACATTGTGCAGGGACAGTTGCAGGCAGTGCCGAAAGCAATCTTTGCTGTTGCCGCTGTGTTGAATGGTTCGCGTGGCGGTGTGGACATCCCGTCTGCTGATGCTGATGCGATCAAGAAAAAGGTTTCGGCTTATTACGACAAGATGGCGACCGAGTTTGACGATGCGTCACTTGTTGCACCGTTCGAAGGTCGTGCTGCTCAGGCTCGTCTTGGTGTTGGCACGTTCGTGTCGTGGCCGTCAGGTGGCGACCGCGCTAATGGCAAGATTGAAAAGGTTGTCACGTCAGGGCCTGCCGCTTCGAGCGATAACTACATTCTGGAAGCAACCAGCGATGACCCTGCGTACATTATTCGTATTTTCAAGAAGCAGGGCAATGGTTTTATCCCGACCGAGCAGACTGTCGTGCATCGTGCCGATTTGCTGAATGTTATTTCCAGCCTGCCTGCGCCACGTTCACAGGAGATGGACATGATTGAGGAACGCAAGTCTGCTATTGCCACCGCCGACAAGGTGACGTTTGAAACAGAGATTCGCACCATTGCGACAACTGACGGTTCGCTTCGAATTGGTGGCTATGCTGCGCAGTTCAATCAGGAAGCAACTGGTTTGAATTTCCGCGAGATGATTGCACCGGGCGCGTTCAAGCGTTCACTTGATTCAGGTCAGCCTGTGTTCCTGCTCATCAACCATGACACTGATTCGTTGCCGTTGGCATCGACCCAGTCGGGAACAATGATGTTGTCTGAGGACAATGTTGGTTTGCGTATGGAAGCGACTCTTGATCCGAATAATCCTCGCGCAGTTGAGTTGGCTTCAGCTCTTGAGCGTGGCGATGTGAACAAGATGTCGTTCGCGTTCACTATTGCACCTGGTGGCGATTCTCGCAAGGATGGTCTGCGCACATTGTCTGACGTGAACCTGTTTGAGGTTTCTGTTGTGACATGGCCTGCCTATGATTCGACCGATGTTGGTATGCGCACCGCTGATGCGGAGTCTGCCGAATTGGAAGCGTTAGAGTTGCGCCGTCGCAAGCTTGCGCTTCAATCAAAGTTTCTCAACAAATAAGTTGAGATGAATCCCCGACGTGGTCACACCTCGGCGATAACAATCACACACACTACAAGGAGACATTATGTCTATGCTTGACAATCTACG